TAGGCTGTATGTAGATGACAGTTTTAGGTTAGCACCAAAACAAAAATTTTTATACCACGTTGTATTCAATATAAATCCTGCGGCGGCAATCACTGATCCACCATTGAGTAACCATCAAAGAGAATTGAATATGTTAGTCAAGGCAGTAGACTTGCCACAATACACTGTGGACATGATTACTGCACAACAATATAATATTAAAAGAAAAGTTCAAACTAAAATATCATATGATCCAATTAATATAACTTTTCATGATGATAATTATGGTGTTACAACTGCGTTATGGGAAACCTATTACAGATATTATTTTCAAGATGGTAACTACGGATCTAAAGACACTGTAGGCAATCAATCTACAAGTACAGAAAGACCTTACAGTAAAATAGGCGGATTACACAATAATAAAAATACAAAAAATAGATTTGGTTTAGACAGTGATGCTAATATTCCTTTTTTTACAAGTATACAAATTTATCAAATGGCAAGAAAAACTTATACTTGCTACACTTTAGTAAATCCTATTATTCAAAGATGGCAACACGACTCGATGAACAATCAAGAAAATGCACCTGTACAAAATCAAATGGTTGTAGAATATGAAGCAGTATTTTATTCAAGAGGCAGAGTACAAGCCAACGGTGCTCCTGCTGGTTTTGGAAAAGAACATTATGACAGAACTCCATCGCCTAACAGTTTAGCAGGCGGAGGTTCTACTAGTTTATTAGGAACAGGCGGAGTGTTATCAGGATTGTTTGGAGCAAATGATGGACCGTATACTTACATTGGAAGTCAATTAGGTGCCAGCAGAGGAAAAATAACTTTAGGGTCAATAATAAGAACAGCCAACAGATTAAAAAATGCTAAAAATTTATCCAAAGAAGGATTACGTCAAGAAGGATTTAATATACTTACAGGTGCAATAGGAAGAATAGGAAACACAGCCGATCAGGCATATGGAGTGCCAAATACTTTTATAGGTAGAAGTGCTTCTAATATTGGATCTGGATTTAAAGCCGTAACAAAAGCACTATTGAAAAGGAACTAATGTCAAATATACCAAAACAAAATAACGACAGTAATCAACCAGTAAAAGAATTTTTCAATAATTATTTTAATGAAACTATTGCTTTTCCTAGTAATGATGTAGATGCAGTTGTAGGTTATTTTGAATCACGAGGCTTTGATAGAACTGCCAGCATATCTACAGCAACAGTGATATTACAACAGGCTAAAATTGACGGAGTAAAAGTTTTTGAATTATTAGACACTTTAAAAGGCATGGACAAAGTGCAATTGAGTTACATTGTAACAGAAATCTTAAACCACAATAGATCCAACACATCATCACTTGGATATAAAGTTAAAACTGAAAACAGTCTTTCAGAAAAACGCAACATAGTGGTATAATCTCATGGCGAAATTCGCTCAAGGAAGATTCCAAATAAAAAATCCTGACAAGTATATTGGTGGTCGAACACCATTGTATCGTAGCAGTTGGGAATTTGCTTTTATGAGATTTTGTGATGAAAGTCCCAGTATTTCTAAATGGGCAAACGAATCAATACGTATTCCTTACAAACATCCACTCACAGGAAAATTTACAATATATGTTCCAGATTTTTTTATTGCTTACACAGACAAAAATGGAAGACCCCACGCAGAAGTAATTGAGATTAAACCAGAAAATCAAACATTGATAGAAAAGGTTGGCAAAAACAAATACAATCAAGCACAACTTATCATAAACAAAGCAAAATGGATGAGTGCTCAGATGTGGTGCAAGAATAAAGGATTCAGATTTAGGGTAATAAACGAAAAAGATATCTTCCATGGCACAAAATGAGTACGAAAAAAATAAGACAATGGGCGTGGCCCTTTATTAAAAACTTCCGTACATACATAGACGTTGGTGCTTTCAACGGAGACACATCTGCTCCATTTCTAAATAATTTCAAAAGAGTGATAGCATTTGAACCCAGTCCTTTAACATTTCCACATATTCCAGATACAGTTGAAAAATACAATGTTGCTTTAGGCAATCAACACGAAATAAAAACACTTAAGGTTCCTGGTGGAACTGGAAATCCTGTTCATGGTAGTCTTGTAAGATATGGTAAAGGTATAATTGAACACGAAGTTTCTGTAAAATGTTTAGACGATTACAATTTTGAAGACGTAGATTTTATAAAAATAGATGTGGAATGGTATGAATTAAAAGTATGTCAAGGTGCAGAAAACACAATTAAAAAATATATGCCTACCATAATGTTCGAAAACAAACGCAATGAAGCAGACAACTGCAAAGAGTATTTAGAATCGCTTGGATATCAAATCAAAAAGTACAAGTCGGATACCATAGCCTACACTAAATAAAATTACATTTATGACCAAAAAATTAGAAGAACTACTCAACCTTCCAGAGTCTCAAGAAATAGTAAAAGAAGAACAAGAGAAATCTAAGGCTGAAGACGAAAAAGCACAAAAGAAATCGCAAAGTATTGACCAACAAAAAAGCACAATGAGAGATATTGCGGAGTTTGATAAAATTGCGGCGGCACTACCAAAAGTTGAAGGATTGGGAGAAATGGGCGATTCTGAATTAGATGATGTGGGTAATAGAGCAATCAATGCCTATGAGGACTTAATGGATTTAGGAATGAATGTTGAATCAAGATACTCGGCTCGTATATTTGAAGTAGCAGGTAATATGTTGAAAACAACACTTGATGCCAAAGTAGCAAAAATGGATAAAAAGTTGAAGATGGTAGATTTACAACTTAAAAAGCAAAAACAAGATCAAAAAACGGGCGATTCCGACACTAATGTGGTACAAGGCGAAGGATATGTGATATCAGACCGTAATAGTTTATTGGAAAAACTTAAAAAGATGGATAAATACAACAAAGAAGATAAAGATGACAAAAATGACAAGTAAATTTGAAAAATATCTAGCAGAAAGCACAAAAACGTACCCATTCAAAATTGGAGTAGCGGGTGATTTGCCAGAAGGTTTTGCTGACACTTTAGAATCAGCACTAGAAAAATTCGTAGTTGTTAAAATGAGCAACGGTAAAAAAACTCCAATACAAAAAAGACCATTGGATTTTCCTGCTCTAGAAAACGAAAGAACAACTTACTTTGAAACAGAATTACGATACCCAACAACACCACAAGTTCTACAACAGTACATCAAAACATACACTGATCTTCCAGAGAGTCATATCATTGTGAGAAACCCAAATGAGCCTCAAGAAGAATATCAAGCAGAAAAATCAGATGCTCCTTATGAAGCAAAATTAAATTCAGCATATGAAGACAGCAAAGACGAACAAAAGTCAGCAGGTACAAGTAGAGTAATGGATTTATTAAAAGAATTAGAAAAAGAAAGAAAAGAAAGATCAGCACCAGACGCCGCAAGTGATATTAAAGCACCAAAAGATGGCGGAGCAACTGAAAATGCAGGCGACAGCAAAAACACAATGTCACCTATTTCAGGCAAGTCGAAAGGTAAATAATAACATGGACATAAGAGATTTTTTAACAAAAATAGATGCTATTCAAAGCAAAGAGCAAATGAAAGAAGATGTAAAGAAAATACATCTTAACGAAGCATCACAAGTAATGTTGTATGGAGATACTCCAGAAGACATGAATGCTATCGCACAAATTTTCAAAAACGCAGGAGTTACTCCTCCAGCACCAGTTGAAGGTCCAACACCAGAACCAGAAGCAGAAGCAGAAGTAAAAGCAGTTGAAGAAGTTCCTGGAAAAGCATCAACAACACCTGATCCAGAGTATAAAGATACTCAATACATGACAAAAGATATATCAGGCGGTATAAACAAGATCAAAAAAACATACCCTAAAGTTGCAGGCGGCGATAATCCAATGGCAATTAAAACGGAAGAAGAAATTGAATCTTCAATTAAAGAAACACTAGTCCAAGCATACCAAGACTTCAAAAAAAAAGACTAGAACGTAGCCTTACAAAACCAGAAGAAAAAGCAAAAGAAAAATACGTCAAAGGTATGAAAAAAGCCAAAGGCGATTTTAAAGATCGTTATGGTGATGACGCTGAAGCAGTGATGTACGCAACTGCGACCAAGATGGCAAAGAAAAACGCTTAATCAAATAAAAATTTACCAAAAAATCACAGCATAAGTACTACGTATGAGCAATAAAAGTTTAGATGGTGTTTTAACGAAAAAAGCACACATAAGAGAAAAATTTACTGAAGAACAAATACAAGACCTAGTAGAATGTTCTGACGGGAAAAAAGGATTTTTAGCATTTGCCAAAAAATTCTTTTTTATTCAACACCCGGTACGTGGTAAATGTGTGTTCGAACCGTTTGAGTATCAAACTAGATTGTTGTCTAGTTACCACGACCATAGATTCAATATT